ACTCGACCTTGAAACCCATGGCCGCATCGGCGACGGGGTTCTGCAGCATCTGGGAGCCGAAGACATAAGGCCCCATGTCCCGGCGCTTCTGTGCCAGGGCTTTTCTCGACAGGAAGATCGGTGTGCCGGGGAACGTGCCCTCAACCGTAGCCGTGTGGACCCTGGACGTGGCGGACTGCCGGGCGATGATCTCACGGTAGGTGTCGTTGAAGTGGTACCTGGTGCCGATGTACCGAACGCGGCCACCGTGCGCGCCGAGGTTCAACGACATCGCCCATGCTGCGGTCGTCTTCTCAATCTGGTCAGGGGTGCTGACGGACTCCAAAGTCACGACATCATCGTAGACCAGGAGGCTAAAGTGTTTAGACGTAGGTTGGCCATCGACCAGGCCGAACGCGGAGACCGTGGGTTCCTTGGCGTTGGACTTACGCTTAACCTGGATGCCTGATTCCATCGACCACTTGGGGCTATCCTTCTTGGGTGTGGCGTACAGGATCTCGGGGAACAACTCCTTCAGGTATTCGTTCTGCTCGAGCTCGATCTTGATCTGAGACATGAACGCTTTGGCGATAGGTTTGGTGTGGCTGAAAATGCCAATGGTGACGTCCGGGTCTTTCAGGATGTCCTGGATGGAGAGCGCGTAGGTGATGATCGTGGACTTGTAGTGCTCGCGAGCCCAGAGATCGAGCATGCCGTCGGGCTTAGCTTCAACCTCACGGCAGCGCGCGAAGAGCCAGTTGTTGTCCACGTCGCGGCGTTGGAATGCGACAGTGAGCAGGAAGAACACATCCGTGAGGCACAGCTGACGCTGGGCCTCGATATCATTATCGGCGATGACTTGCTGGTAGAGCGCGTTGCACTGCATTCTATTCAGGTTGTTCAACGTCGACCTCCCTGGTTTTCTTCATGCTTTCGATGCGCTCCTCAAGGGACTTGATGCTAGCTGACGGCGCTACGTCGATTTCGATTTCAACGCGGTCGATAAACATCTTGAGGAATCTACCCAGGCTGGTCAGCGCCTGGTTCTTGCTGTCAAAGGTGACCTTGGTTTTGGTTCGGATTCCGACTGGTGTGTTCTCCACGGTCTTCTCGATACCTGCGATGGCGCGCCGGGCTGCCTCGGGCATTTCAGACAAAGGCTTGAGCTCGCCGAACTCGTCGTAGATGTCCTTGGGATCACGGAACGCGATGGCCGAAAGTTCTTTAACCACGCGATCCACGGTGACCTCATACTTCTGCACAGCCTTGGCACTGATTTTAGCCAAGGCTGCTTTGACCTCTGGGGTGTTGATATATTTATACGCGGTGTTTCGACACATGCCCACAGCTGCCCCCGCAAGACCAACATCCCAATGTTGGATGTACTCATGCGCGAAAGCCGTAGCTAATACAGGTGTCTGTTTATTATTCAAGGTTTTATAACTCCTATCTTCTTAAATGCGAGCCAAACTAAGAAGCCAATGCTGCCCAGTAACAAGCACTTCATCAGCAGCGAACCGATGCTGAAGGCCACCTGATCGAGCATACGGGTGGCACGCGCTGCGACCTGTGCCGCGTTCGGTGTCATGCCCTTGCCTAGGGTCTTCAACACCTCCACGGTGCCTTCATCGTTGAGCAGTGACATGGCCTCCGAGGTCAGGGGACACTTCTGCTCAGCGATGGCTTCCGCAATTAATTCCTTAAGCCGTTCCTCGGTCATTGCCAGCATAGTGATCACACCCTTTCTTTGGCCTTTTGAAAATCCTCGGGGGCCATGCTACCTGCGGCCTCGTACTCTTCCGAAGTGAAGTCCCCTTTACGTTTCTTCTTTGCCCCTAGAACGCCGGCTGCCGGGATTCCCAGCAGCGCGGCTAAGGTCATGGCGCCGTTCTGGCTGGCCTCCCCGGTCTTGATGCTTAGTGTCAGCATCATCCCGGCGGCCTTGGCCTCAGCGTCATTCATGAAGCGCTTGATAGCGACCTCCTCCTGGGCGGCTCTGAGCACCGCCAATGTGGTTACGCCCCCAACGTTAGGCACGGGGTGCTCGAGGTAGGACTCAACCCCTGGGGGCACCGTGACCGGCCATATCAAATCGATCGGCGTGCCTGCCGTTGCGCAGCCCACGGTGGCGAAAAGCAACAGAGTTATCAGCGCGTATTTCATATTAGCCCTTGATTTCTTTACGGACGCCATACGTGATGACCCCCCAGGCCGCGGTTACTACGAAGAACGCGTAGTTCCAGTAGTTCTCGCCGCCCCACCGCGCGTCAATGACCGCGGCGCCAACCAGAACCAGTACTGCCGATCCGAATCCTGCCAAACATACTTGTGTATTTGTCATCAGCCTATCTCCTTGTTTTGACGGCGCCCCAATGGCGCCCCTGTTCTTGAAGTCATTGTATTCCCCCCTAAAAAAGAGACCGCCTCCACCCCGCCACAAGGAGGAACAGAGGGAAACCTTAACAGGATGGAGGCGGTCAAAATCATTTAATCTTCGTCCACAACGTGGCCCTCGAACATTACGGTGAAATCAGTTAAACCACTGAGGTCGTCCTGGATCAGGAGTTCAACGTCCTCGTCAGGTCCGATGCGTAGCGTGACGCCAATCTTGTTCTGGCCGGCGAAGGTCAGTCTTGACACAAAGCCGTCCTGTCCCTGCTGTGGGTTGGTGGCGTCGTAGACCTGGAAGTCGTACATCAGTGATGCGATTTCACCATTGGTCTTGACGTTGAAAATATTGTTGTATGTGCCGTCGACCCGGCGTAGCACCAAACCATTGGTCAAGGCTGCGAGGTCACCGAACGTGCTCATGTCAACCGCGGTGGCCGTGGTGCACGTGAAGATCATCCTAGTGATATCGACGATGAGCGGCAACCCCGGATCAGACGCTCTGAGGCTGAAGACCTGGGTTGTCACGGCGCCGTTCACGCCGAGGTTCGTGCTGCCGTTGGTTATCTGCGTACCCGCGGGGTACTCGAAGTCGACCGGGGTATCAAGGGTCACGGTGCTGCCTGCGATGGCGCCAACCTGGCGCGCCGTCATGTACCGGTTCTCGGTAGCGTTGGCCAGGACGATGAACACACCAGCGACGAATCCTGTCGTGGTGTCCACGTCGATGGTCATGTCGCCCTTGGCGATGGTGGTCGTGAGCGTCGTGGTATTGGACACCTTGTTCGCTGGTACGATGAGGATTGGCGTCGTCTGATCCTGCAGCGCGGCGTCAACCACTAGCTTGAATGGTTCTTCCTTCGTGCCAACCCCCGAGGTCTTGAGGTACTCGGTCGCGTTGACTGATAAATATCCTGGTCCATGTGACATGAAAAACTCCTAGTAAATTATTGGGGGTGTTGTGCCAATCATAGCTCGAAGGCCTCCGCTTCGACCAGGAGGTCGAAGTTCCCAGAAGTCGATGCTCCGATTTGCAGGTATACGTCGTTGGCTCCCGATGCCACAAACGTGGTTTCATGCCAAGCCCCATCCACTACAGCGTCCACAATATTCAACGCCCCGAAGGTGGCATTACCTGTGGCACTCAGTACGGATCGGACGCGGATAGCAGGCACGGGGTCTGCACCGGTCAGCCGGTACCTGACCTTGTAGGACTTCCCACTGGAAGCCTCAAAAACCGGAGAGAGCACCCCCTTGCAGGCCATACCGCCGCCCGTGTTATTCGTGGTCTCTATCGTCCACGTGCCGTCCAGGTTGTCTGTGAAGTTTTCTACACCGAAAGTAAATCCGTTCTCGCCCGAAGTTATCAGGTTCACGGCGGGGTTGACAACGCCCCCACCTCCCATAGTCATAATATGTATGCCGGCGCCAACCATGTTACTGGAGTCCGTTGATGCCGGTTGCGTCGGTGTTGGTGGCGTTGATCTTATCGAAGCCAATGTGGTACTCCACGCCGGCCAAGACCGTTAGGACGATGGGCGTCGTGCTACCCACGGGTTCAATCGCTACATCGCCTGCAACGTTGACTATGAAACCCCTGAATTCCTGATCCGATAGGTCAGTGGCGTCACTGGGTGTGATGGCAATGAGGTGATATCTTTGTGGATCTGCAAATATGCCCATGTCGTTCTCCTGTGAATTTGATTAGGGTTATCCATTCTCATAGGCGTGACTTGGGGTCAAGGCACAAAAAAAAAGCCCCGGCGTGGTGCCGAGGCTTTGCATATGTAGTTTCTTATGTGTTGTTTTACCGGTTACGTCTCATCATATTGTCCTCCTGTTGGGGGCGGCCCGATCAGTTATTTAATTAGAAGATACCTTCATACCCCGAATCAGGAAAGGTGTCAACCCTAGAGATCAGTGTACGTGATCTCCTCGATCCTAGGTTGCCATGTCTTGCGCTTGCCTCGGGCTCCGACCTTGCGCCACCCGATGAGGATGATGTGGTTGCCTCCCATGATCACGCGCTTGGCGTCCTCGGCACACGGTCCACAGATCTTGCGTTTGTGCTCAGCGAAGTCACCACCACCGCAGGCCTGGAGGTACAGGCATTCACCGATGCCGAACGCGATGCCGTCAATGAATCCCATGAGGTCGTGACGGAGTCCGCGGCTGCTGTGCTCGGTCTTGACCACACGGTAGCCCAGGTCACGGTAGTAAGCCGCGGTGCGCTGCCAGCTCTTGGTGTTGTTCTTAGCCATTACGATGTGCCCTCCTTGCGTCCTCGACGGCTTCACGCCACTCGGTGCGCTGGGTCTCGTAGAGTGCCTTGTCTTCGCCCTGGTGGAAGCTGGGTGCGGTCTGAACCTCGAGGAGATGCAGCAGCGCCTCCTCGAGCTTGATGATGCGCTTCTTCTGCGTGATGACCGTGGAGTCAAGTATAGGCCA